GTAATAGGAATATAATATGACAGCAATTTTAAAAGTAGACACGATACAAGATACAGCGGGTAATAACATTATCAACGAGAGTTCTGATACTATTACTATCGGTGCATCTGGTGATACGATCAGTATTCCTAGTGGTGCTACTATTACAAACAGTGGAACAGCCACTGGATTTGGTGGTGGAAAAGTTTTACAAGTTTTAACTGCAACAGATGTAACTACAAGATCAACCACATCTACATCTTTTGTTACTGCATCAAATACTTTATCTATTAACATAACACCAAGTGCAACATCATCAAAAATTTTTATTCAAACAAGTTTTGAAGTATTAACTAATTCAGGTGCAAGAGGTTTTTGGACAATATATAAAGATTCAACACAACTTGGCGATACTAATGGTATGGCTAGTATTGATTCATCAACTGATGGTGGAAGTGTTTCTATGACATTTTTAGATTCTCCATCAAGTACAAGTCAATTAACTTATGCAGTTTATATGAAATCAAATGGAACAAATTGTAGTATGAATGCAAATAATACTAAAGCCTCAATTGTAGTAATGGAAATAGGAGCATAATATGGCAACAACAAACGCAATATTTAGAGCAGTAAAAATTATAAATTCAGATGCTAAATTTTCTATTTCTGGAAATGATTTAGATAGTATTACTTGGGAAGATGGGGCAAGTGCTATTTCTAAATCCGATATAGAAGCTAAATTAACACAAGCACAAAATGAATTAGATGCAGAAGCACAAGCAGCAATAGACAAAAAAGCCTCTGGTAAACAGAAGCTAAAAGATTTAGGATTGGACGACGCAGAAATTAACGCGTTGATAGGATAAATTATGGCGATAACTAGATTAGGCGGAGCAAATGCAATAACAGGCACTATACCACAAGGTAATATTGCTAACGCATCTTTAGGGGCAGTAACTGCTTTACCTGGTGCTATTGCTACTGGTAAGGTTTTGCAAGTAAAATATGATGCACATACAGCAGTTGCATCAACTACTAGCAGTAGTTATCAAGATATTCCTTTGTCAGTTTCAATAACTCCATCTTCATCATCAAATAAAATTTTGTGTTTTGTTAATTTAGCATCAATAGCAACAAGCACTTCTTCAACATCTGCTATAAGTGTTAGAATACTTAGAGATAGTACAGAAGTTGCTGTCACAAATAACTTTGGTTTTGGTCAAACAAATGGTGCAAATTATTTTACTTTAGGATTGCACAAAGAAGATTCTCCATCAAGTACATCTGCTCTCACATATAAGGTACAATTTAAGAATAGAGAAAGTAATACAGTAACTATAAATTCTTATAATGGAAATAACTCAACCTTAACTGTAATGGAGATAGCTGGATGATTATAGAAGCAATACTTAAAATTAATCCTAATGCAGTAGTAACTGTTATTGGTAATGATATTGATACTTGCGAAATAACTTGGCACAATGGAACAACACCAATACCAGTAGCTGACATAGAAGCTAAAATGGTAGAGGTACAAGCAGAGTATGATGCTGAAGAATGGAAAAGAAACAGACAAGCAGAATACCCAACTTTGCAAGATTGCATACATGCACTATTAGATGGTGGTGATACCCTTACAGAACTACAATCTAAACGAACAGCTACTAAAACTAAATATCCAAAATCTGGAGCATAGACCATGCTCGGACTAACTTCCTTATCCGGTGCTCCAATAGCGACATCGTTCTTTAACCCAAATGTCCTTATAAATGTAACAGGTAATGCATTAAGTATAGGAGTTGGAACTCCAATACTTAGTACGGATGTAACAGCTAGTCCTAGTGGCTCTCAAGTAAGTCTTGGAGCAGGCACAGTAACTGTTACAGGAACAGCAGTAGTCAATCCTACTGGATCACAAGTATCATTAGGGATAGGAACTGTAGTAGTTTCAGCAGATGCGAACGTATCAGTCACTGGAAACTCATTGACCTTAGCAACAGGAAGTGTTACAGTGACGGGAACAGCACTTGTGAATCCTACAGGGTCACAATTAACGGCAAACACAGGAGAAGCAGGGATTATTACCTGGAACGATATTGTACCAGGGGTGAACATGACTTGGACACCAATAGACCCTTATTAATAAATTATGGCATCATCTTACTCAACAAATTCAAAATTAGAACTTATAACAACTGGTGAAAAAGCAGGGTTATGGGGCACGATTACTAATACAAATTTACAGATACTAGAACAATTATCTACAGGTTATTTATCATCTGCACAACTCGCAAGTGGTGATCTTACTTTAGCACTTGACAATGGTGCTACATCGAATGGTAAAAATTTATATATAAAATTAACAGGTACACTCGGTGCAAATAGAAGTGTAACTATACCTGATGGTGCTGAAAGAGTTATGGTATTTGAAGATGCAACAACAAGAGGAGCTTCTTCTACTTTTTATACAATAACAGTTAAGACTGTCTCAGGATCCGGGGTTGTATTACCCATAGGATCTACTTCATTAGTTTATTCAGATGGTACAAATATAAATTTAGGACTTAAAAACAAAGGTTATGTAACACTAAACTCTTCGGCAATCACTGCATACACAGCAGTCGATGGTGATCAAATTTTAGCGAACACAACAGCTAACCCAATTACAGTAACATTACCCGCTTCACCTGTAACAGGATCTGAGGTTACATTCATTGATGCTAGAGGTACATTTGCCAATAACAATTTAATTGTTAATAGAAATAGTCAACCTATTAATTCAGGAACAAGTAATTTAACTTTAACAACTAACGGTCAAGCCTTTTCATTAGTCTACGTTGATTCAACAAGAGGTTGGGCGTATAAAACCAACACGGCGTAAGGAGCACGGACCATGGCCCTTATTGATTTTAGTATTAAACCAGGGATCGACAAACAAGATACAGAAGTCGGAGCAGAAAACCGTTGGGTTGATTCTGATAACTCAAGATTTAGATATGGACTACCTGAAAAAGTAGGGGGTTGGTCTTCTTTAATATCAGACTCTATTGTTGGCGTAGCTAGAAAACAACATGCCTTTGTAGATTTAAATGGTAATAGATATGTTTCTATTGGTACAGATAAATTCTTACTTCTTTATTTTGAAGGTCAATTATTTGATATAACACCTGTTAGAGCTGCTTTAGCTTCATCTACTATTGCAACAGTAAATAATTCTGCAGTATGTACAATTACAACTGGATCAGCTCACAACCTAGAACCAGGAGATATTGTTTTATTTGCTAGTGTTACTTTACCCGGTGGTACAGGATATAATGCAAATGTTTTTGACGATAAATTATTTCAAGTAACGTCAGTTCCTACACCTACAACTTTTACAATTACACAAAGCGCTAATGCAACAGGCACTGTATCTACCGGTGGTAGTATCTCTGTTATACCTTATGAAAAAATTGGTCCTGCTGATCAATCTTATGGATACGGTTGGGGTATATCTCAATGGGACGGATCTGTTTCAGGTGCTGCAACATCAACATTAAATGGAGCACTAAGTGCAAACTCATCAGGAACAGGTGGATCAGGAACAAATGTTACACTTGCTGCAACTACAAACTTTACGGCTGCAGGTAGAATTTTAGTTGAGTCAGAATTAATATCTTATGGAGCAGTGTCTTCACCTAACCTAACAGGAATTACAAGAAACGTTGATGGTACAACCAACGCCGCTCATAACACTGGGACAGCAGTGGTAGACGCAACAAATTATACTGACTGGGGAGAAGCGGTTCTTGCATCAGAAGTAACTCTTGAACCTGGATTATGGAGTTTAGATAACTTTGGCCAAGTATTAATTGCAACTATTGCAAATGGTAAAACTTTTACATGGAATGCAGGAGCAGCATCACCTACAACGGTTAGAGCATCGACAGGTACTTCCGGTTTTTCAACAGCAAGCAATCCAACAGCATCAAGATTAACTTTAGTTTCACCAACAACTAGACACTTATGTCATTTTGGAACTGAAACAACTATTGGAAATACAGCAACACAAGATGATATGTTTATAAGATTTTCGGATCAAGAAAATATAAATGACTACACAGCAACAGCAATTAACTCTGCTGGTGATTTTAGATTACAAGATGGAACTAAAATAGTTGGAGCTATAAAAGCAAAAGAAACAATTTTAGTTTGGACTGATAACGCTTTGTACACTATGAAATTTATTGGTGCACCGTTTACATTTGGATTCGAACAAGTCGGTACCAACTGTGGATTAATTGGTAAGAATGCAGTTGTTGAAATAGATGGTAATGCTTTTTGGATGAGTGCGAATGGTTTATTTCTATTTGATGGTACTGTTAAATCTTTACCGTGTACTGTTGAAGATTTTGTTTATGATAGTTTAGATACTACAAAAGGACAACAGGTTGCAGCAGGTATCAATAATTTATTTACTGAAGTTGTTTGGTATTATCCAACAACAGGCTCTAATTATAATAATGCATACGTAGTGTTTAACTATGGAGAAACAGGAAGAGGCACACCGGGTGGTGTTTGGTACACAGGAACAGAAGCTAGAACTTCTTGGATTGATGCAGTAGTTTATCCAAAACCTTATGCTACTAAATTTAATTCAACATCTAATGGAACTTTTCCTGCAGTTATAGGTCAAGATGGTTTAGGACAAACACAGTTTTTTGAACACGAAGTAGGTACAGATCAAATTAATCAAGATGGTAGTACAACAACAATTACATCATTTATAAAATCATTTGACTTTGACTTACAAGCAAAACAAAAAGATGCTCAAGGTAAATCAAGTGGACCAACTATTGCCGGTGAATCGTTTTTATCACTTAGAAGATTTGTACCTGATTTTAAAACATTGACAGGAAATGCAGTAGTAACATTAGCTATTAAAAGATATCCTCAACAATCAGATACTGTAAGTAGTTTAAGTCCATTTACAATTACGTCATCTACTGATAAAAAAGATACTAGAGCTAGAGGACGTTATTTAAATGTTAAGATTGAAAATACTTCTAGTGGAGAAGAGTGGAGATTTGGTACATTCAAAATTGATATACAACCGGATGGACGTAGATAATGGCTAAGATAGTAATAAGAATACCTGAGCCTAAAAGAGAGTATGATGAGTCTAATCAAAAACAAATTAACAGAGCAATGAGTTTAGTTGTAGAGCAATTAAATTCTACATTTTTAAATGAATTAAAACAAGATCAAGAAAGGTTTGCGTGGTTCAATGGCTAATATATATTTAAACGCTAAAAAAGATTTAACTGCTAATACAGCTACGACTGTATATACTGTTCCATCAAACTCTAGAGCAATATTAAAATCTATGTATGTCTCAGAAGATACTGGTAATGCAGATACGATTACAGTAGTATTATTTGCTGGTGATCCAGCAAGTGCTGATTCTTTTAGTTTATATAAAACTAAAGCTGTTGGAGCTAATGCAACAGAACAATTAATAACAGAACCCATCATAATGATGGAAAATGAAGTACTACAAGTTACAGCAGCTACAGCAAATAGGTTGCATGTTACGTTGTCTGTGCTAGAAATAAACAGGGATTAAATATGTCATTTATAGAAACAGAAGCATCAGTAAGATACGAAACAGTTAATGGTAAAAAGATTATGATTATCACACCTAAATGTGAAGTTACCCTAACTAATATGAAAACAGGTCAAGAATATATGTCAGATGCAGAATCAGATGCTGATGTAGATAACTCTGAAACAGAGACTAAAAGAGAAGACATACGTAGAGATGTTAAAATAACAGTAGAAGAATTTAATTTAGGAGCAGGTTCTGAGTTGTAAAACTCAGGGTTTTTATATAAAATAGAACAATGGCAATAACAAACGCACAACAATACCAGCAACTTGTAAACAAACCAGCGAACGATAAACGTCCTGGTTATAAAGGTAGAGATAGGGACTATCAACAAAGAGGTGCGAGTAAATCTGATTATGC